CGCAGCGGCACGTCCACCGTGTACCAGCTGACCCCCGCAGCATATGCACCCCCGCAGGAAATGCGCCCCGCAGATGCTGCACCCAGGGGTGCAGGAAATGCACCCCCACCCCCGCAGCTCCTGCACCCCACCCCCGCAGATGCTGCACCCAAACCATCAATGAACCGTAATTTGAACCGTCAAGGAACCAAACCTCCGCGACGGCGCGCGGAGCCTGTCCCCAAACCGGACGACGTGACCGAGCAGGTCTGGTGCGACTGGCAGCAGCTGCGCAAGGCCAAGCGGGCACCGGTGACGGACACCGTGGTGCAGGGCGCACGCGCCGAGGCGGCCAAGGCCGGCATGACGCTGGAGGCCTTCCTGCAGCTGTGGTGCATCCGCGGCTCGCAAGGGCTGCAGGCCGCGTGGCTCAAACCTGCAGAACTGCCGCCGGGCCAACGTCTGCCTGCGGCCAACACCCACAAGCACGCTGCTGCCGCAGCTACGATTTTTGATGGAGTTTGGGATGCATGACGTGACAACGTTGACGGCTGACGCCATCCAGCAAGCGCAGGCCAGGGCTGCAGATCCGGGCGTGGACGCAGCGGCAGAGGGCATGCAGGTCAGCACCGTGGTGCGCAAGCTGTTCGTGCTGCTGCAGGGAAGCTACGGCAGCCTGTTCGTCAGCAAGTTCGCCACGGGGCTGAAGGACGGCCAAGGCCGCGACAAGGGCGTGCGTGCGGCCATGTCCGTCTGGCAGGCACGGCTGGGCCACTTCCCTGCCGACGTGCTGGAGGCGGCCGCCTACCGCGTGATGGCAGAGAACCCAGCGTTCCCGCCCAACCTGCCGCAGATCGAGGCGGCATGCCACGCCGCCATGCCGCGCCAGACCTACGCCCAGCAGCAAGGGCTGACCGCGCTGCCACCACCAGCACCCGCCAAGCCCGTGCAGGTCAGCCTGCAAGAGCGCAACGACGGCAAAGACTGGGCACGCCGCATCGTGGCCCGGCTGAAGAACGGTGACATCAGCATCTGCCGCTACACCGCCATGTCGGCCCGCATGGCCCTGGGGCTGGAGGCCAAGCTGTGATGGCCGCCTGCGCCATGCGCCGCGCCGGTCGCGGGTCCTTCCCGGCCCGTCCAGATGCGGGTAATTCGAGCCGCGTTGTCGGACTGTTGTGTGGGTTTGCTAGGGGGGTTAAGTGAAGGTACTGCCTTATCTGGATGCTATCGTTTCGCAAGCAGAGTTCGCGCAGATGATCGGCGTGAGCGAAGCCAGCGTCAGCAAGCGCGTCAGCGACGGCGTGCTCACCCGTGGGGAGAGCGTGCACGCCTGGCTCATCGCCTACTGCGAACACCTGCGCGACCAGGCCGCGGGCCGGTTGGGCGAAACGCTGGGGCTGGACCTGGTGCAAGAGCGCGCCGGTCTGGCCCGGGCCCAGCGCGAGGCGCAGGAGCTGAAAAACGCCGTCGCCCGGGGCGAGTACGCGCCCATCGGCATCCTGGCCGACGTGCTGGCGCTGGCCAGCTCCGCCATCGTCGATCGGCTGGACCAGCTCGAAGGCCAGTTGCGCAAAGCCTGCCCTGACCTGCCCGAAGAGGCCCGCCAGGTCGTGCTGCGCCTGATTGCCGATTCGCGCAACGAGTGGATCCGCGCCACCTCCCAACTGGTCAACAAAGAGGTGGAGGCCATGGCGCTGGCCGATGCAGACGAGACCGCCACGCTTGATATCAGCGCTGGCACCGACGAGGAGGGCGACGCACGATGAGTGCACCCCTCAGCCCCGAAGCCATGGCCGCCATCCAGTCCGCAACCGAGTTGGGCCTCTCCAGCCTGCGCGCCGAGGTGCCCCAGACCCTCAGCGAATGGGCGGCTGCGCACTTCATCCTGGCGGGCGAATCCAGCCACCAAAAGGGCGGCTGGGTCGGTTGGCCCTTCCAGCAGGGCATTCTGGATTTCATGAGCGACGACCGCATCGAAGAGCTGGCCGTCAAGAAGAGCAAGCGCGTGGGCTACACCAAGATGATCACCGCCTTCGTCGCCTACAACATCGCCCACCGCCGGCGCAAACAGGCTCTGTGGCAGCCCACGGATGATGACCGCGACAGCTACGTCAAAAGCGAGATCGAGCCGGTGTTGGACGGCGTGGCCGCCGTGCAGGCCGCCCGCCGCCGTGGCAAGGGTGTGGAAGACACCATCAAATACAAACCCTTCCGCGACAGCGTGCTGCACCTGCTGGGTGGCAAGGCCGCCCGGGCCTACCGCCGCATCACCGTGGCCGTCTCCATCCTCGATGAGTGGAGTGCGTTTGACCAAAGCATTGAAAAGTCTGGCGACCCCGGCAGCCTGGCCAAAGGCCGCCTGGAAGGCGCGCCGTACCCCAAGTTTGTGGGCGGCAGCACACCCCGCATCAAAGGCCTGTGCCATGTCGAGCGCGCATGCGAAGACGCCAACGCCTACGTCCAATATCAGATTGAATGCCCGCGCTGCGGCGCAGAGCACCCGCTGACCTGGGGCGCCAAAGAGCTGCCCTACGGCTTCAAATGGGTCAAAGGCCAGCCCGATACCGTGCGCCACGTCTGCCCCCACTGCCGCGAAAGCATCACCCAGGGCGACTACCTGCCCGGCGGCTGGCCCCTGGTGGGCACATGGGTGTGCCGCAAAACCGGCATGCGCTACGGCGCAGACCGCATCTGGCGCACCGCCACGGGCCAGCCCTGCCGCCCGCCACGCACCCTGGGCGTACACGTCTGGGCCGCTTACAGCCCCCAGCGCACCTGGGTCAGCATCGTGGATGAGTTTGAAAAAGCCCACCGCGCCCTGCAGGCCGGTGACGTGGGCCCCATGACCAGCTTCACCAACGAAACCTTGGGCGAGACCTGGGAAGTGAAGGGCGAAAGCACCGACGAACACGTCTTGCAAGCCCGGGCAGAGGCATACCCCCTGGGCCGCGTACCCACCGGCGCGCTGCTGCTCACCGCCGGGGTGGATGTACAGCGCGACCGCTGGGAAATCGCTATCTGGGGCTGGGCCCGCGGGCTGGAAAGCTGGGCCGTCACCCACCACATCATCCACGGCAACCCCGCCAACGATGCCGACTGGGAGCCCGTCACCCACTACCTGCAACAACGCTTTGTGCAAGCGTGGCACGGCGGCAGCCTGGGGTTGAGTGCCATCAGCATCGACTCTTCCGACCAGACCCAGGCCGTCTACAACTGGGCGCGCAGCGTGCAGGGCCAGCTGCCCGGCCTGCGCGCCATCAAGGGTGACAACAACGACAACCGCAACATCGTCGGCCCCAGCAGCCTGCAAGAAGTCAACTACCGTGGCCGCAAGATTGCCCGTGGCATCAAGCTGTGGCTGGTGGGTGTGGACAACGCCAAAGACCTGTTGCTGGGCCAGCTGGCCATCACCCAGCACGGCCCCGGCTATGTGCACACCAGCCAGGCGCTGCCGCGTGAGTGGTATGAGCAGCTGACCGCAGAGCAGCGCATTCTGGCCAAGGTCAACGGCAAAGACACCTACCGCTGGGTCAAGCGCCGCCCACGCAATGAGGTGCTGGACTGCCGCAACTACGCCCTGCACGCCGCCATGGCGCTGGGCATCCACAAATGGCCAGAGGCCCGCTGGCTGCAGCTGGAGCAAGCCGTGCAACCCCCGCAAGACCTGTTCAGCCCCGCGCCCGCCGCAACGCCTGCGGCACCCATCACCAGTGCAGAACTGGCCGCAGCCACCACGCCCCACACAGCCCCCCAGGCCACGCCCCACACCGCCGCCAGCCCACCGCGCCGCGTGGCCGATGAAGCACTGTTTGCCCCCATCAGCATGTACTGATCAAACCAAGAAATACAAGCCAAAACAGCCTGCAACGCACACCAGACAAGCGCCACCAGCTATTAAAAAGAGATACCACCATGCACCAACACCACCCAAGCACCACCCCCTCTGTTGTCAGCACCAGCACGGCCAGCAGCGGCCACAAGCTGGACCCCATCGCCGTGCTGCGCGAAGAACTGGCCGCCGCAGCCATCTGCCACGGTGTAGAGCGGGTGGAGGATTTGACCGAAGCGTTGGTCACCCGCGTGGTGCAGCGGTTGGGGGGGGCGCATGTCTATGTGCCGGGACAACGCACCTTAGACCGCGGGCGTGTGGTGCGTGAAATACGCGATGCATTCGATGGGCGCAACACGCGTGAGCTGGCCATCCGGTTTGGCGTCAGTGTTCGCTGGGTGCAGAAGATCGTCATACAGGCTGATTGACTTTACTGGCATGACGTTTTTGCTCTTCTTCCGGTAGCAAAAGGGATTCGAATGTTTAAGCTTGTTACAACCTCAGAAGCAACGACAATACGTACGCGCGTAACGCCAGAACACCATATGCCAGACACCCCGCCAGTTAAGAAGAAGCCTGCTGCCAACGGCGCCTTTGTTACCCCTTTGCGTTATCCCGGGGGAAAAGGGCGCCTTGGCCCCTGGCTGGCACAGCTTATGCGGCACAACAAAATTTCTGGAGGTTGGTACGCTGAACCCTACGCGGGCGGGGCGGGCGCAGCCCTCTTCTTGCTGATGCGCGGGTACGTCAATCACATCGTCATCAACGACGCAGACCCCGTAGTCAACGCCTTCTGGCGTGCAGCAACAGAAGAAACCGACGCATTGGTGTCCAAAATTAAGGCCACGCCAGTCAACATGGACACGTGGACCAAGCAAAAAGAAATTTTGGAAGCGCCAGAAAAATTTGAGTTGGTCGATGTTGGCTTTGCGACTTTTTTCCTCAATCGCACCAATCGCTCCGGCATTCTTTCTGCTGGCGTGATTGGCGGTAAAGCACAGCAAGGCAACTGGAAGTTGGATGCACGCTACAACATTGAAGAGCTGAGTGCACGTATCACCAAGATTGGTGAAATGTCCAAGTCCATCACGGTGTACGGCATGGATGCTTTGGATTTTCTTCAAGACATCGCACCCACCTTCTCTGAGAAGTGCTTGGTGAACCTTGATCCGCCTTATTACGTCAAAGGTAGTTTGCTGTATCGCAATCACTACAAGCCAGAAGATCATGCGGCTATCGCTGAATGTGTGACCGAGGCGGATTACCCAGTCCTGGTGACTTATGACGATTGCCCTGAAATTAGGGCGCTGTACCAAAGCGTTGAGGCAGTGAATTTTTCTCTTTACTACTCAACGCATTTGGCTCGCCCTAAAGCCAGTGAAGTCATGTTCTATAAGAATTTAGAACTTCCTTTTGATCCCGCAATGACTCGTAGTAATCAACTACGCCAGCAGGTTCTTACAAATGGGGATATGTTATCCCAAAGCGTATTGACCAATTGATAATTGGGATTATGCGTTTCACGATGCATAATCTTTTGCAAAGACTCAACGTGTAAAAGATTATCGTTGACGTTCGCAGCTCCAGAAAACCTTATGATCGCATCTAGTTCAGATGCATTAATTCTGCCATTTTGATGCATGTGATTGGCACTGGCAGTAATATTTTTTCTAAGTTTTACTGCGTCAGTTAATTTATTCTGTGTGCGATAAAATTTATCACTCAATTCTATTAATCCGCGAAGAAGCATTGCAACTGCAATTGGATTGTCTTTGACACTCAGCTTCCGTATTTCTGCGACAATATCTGTCACCTTGGTTTCTGTCGATGGGACTGGTATTTGTGGTGCTTTTGTTCCGAATAATTTATTTCTGTTCCAAGAATTCAAAACAGGTGTTGGAGCCGGGCGCGGTGTCGGTTGCTGGTTTGTCGATTGCTGGGTTCCCTGTTGTTGGCTTGGCGTGACTGTAGCTGGTGTAGCCGAGGCTGAATTCGTATTGGCGGATGATGTATTAGATTGATTGGATGCTTGTGAAGGCGTGTGTGGATTACTTTGGGTACCTGTGTTGTTGTTTGCTGTAGTGGCCTTTTGCTGCTCCTCTGCCACGCTGCCAAGTAAACCGGCCCTTAAACGAACGGTCTTTACATAAGTGCTTGCTAGTGCCGGTGTTCTAACGGTATCTGTTGTAGCTGCCTTCGTGTAGAAATCATCGAACAGAAACTGAGCCATCTGTTTGACTTTATCGATGGCAATATTTGGTACTAGCTTGTCATTTTCGATATAGAAACCAAGCTCTTTGATATTTTCTTGAGTGAAAAAACGATTTAAAGCAGTTATTGGAAAATCATCATCTACCCATACGCCTTGTTCTTCAGCCCACATGGCATATTGCGCGGAGCGCTTGTACTCGGCAGAGTGCCCATTGTTCATCAAGAAAATAGTGCGCAGGTATGCATTCCAGTTGACCTGTCCTGCACCACCTTGCTCGCCATCATGGCGGCTAAGTATTTCTTGAGCAATTGCATCATCATTTGTTGATGAAAGTACATCAACTTTGTTAATGATATTGGCTGCGTATTTTTCTGTTAGATCGGTTGTGAAGTTTTTTAATTGGTTGTTAGGGCATAAATTTGGTTCGTTGAGAAGTTTTAGTGCAGTTATTCTTCTGTTGCCATCCATTACTACATATTTATTATTGTATGGTTTAACTAAAATGGGTGCGGTGGTGAGCCCATTTTTGGCTATGTCTTCCATCAGTGCTTTTAAATGATCTTCTTTACGAAGTATCCGAGTAATGCAATCTGCTTGATCGCTTCCATCGCGAATTCTAGGATTTTTTGTATCTAGTAAAATATCAGAGATGGGTGTGTTGATTTTTAGTTCGAAATCTTTTCTGCTCATAATTGCTCCTTATTTTAATTGAATTTTTTTCGATAGTATTCTTCAATGCTTGGCATATTGTGGCCACTTTCGTAAAAGGCAATCGGATAGTTATCGAATGGAATTTCTAAGTGAGATATCAAATTTTTGGCAATTTCTATTTCTTTTAGTAATAGGAGATTTTTAATTGTCTTTTCAAGATAACGAAATTTATTAAATAATGAGTTGATGTTGATTTTATTTTCTTCTGGTATTTTTGTTGCCACTTCCAATTCGTGGTTGAAAGTTCTAAAAAAACGTTCTGAGTAATCAAAATCAATGTTTGAGTAGAATGTAGTCAAGTAGGCTACATCTAGGTTCGTTAGATTGCATCCATGTAATCTCCAATATTCTTTAAATATTTCACCCTCGTAAGTTATCCTTTTGATAAATGTTTCGTAGGATTCCTGTTGAGAGTCAAAATCATTTAAAATATTTTCGTTTTTTTGTTTATTTATTTTTTCTTGTTCTTCTTTTGAAATTTTTGGTTGTGGATTTATTTTTATCCAATACCGGAAAAAATTCAAAATGGTTTCTTCAGTTATTTCAATCGTTTGTTTTTTATTATTTATTAAGTATGAAAACTCTCGGTGATTATTTATGGCATTGAGCGCTCTACTAAAATCATTGTTGGAAAGACTGTAATTTTTAATAATTTGTTTTTTTGCAAGAGCGAATTCTTCATTACCCCAGTTTTTATATGCTGGAACAATTTTTGTTATTTGAAATAAATCTTCTCTGGAAAGTTTTGATGTGAATAAGCCTTGCTTATACTCTGTGATAATATCATCTATTAAATTTATAAAATAAGAAAGATATTCGCTTAATTTTAGGAAGCGTTTTTTTATAACAAAAAGATTGATTATTGATTCATTGGTTAGATGCTTGACGTCATCATTGCTGTAGGGATATCTAAAAGTTTGGCCTGTGGGGTCTATTTGCCCAATATCATTAACATACTCTGCTATTTTCTCCGTTGCAATAATCAATCTTCTATCTAACTCTGCACATGAATCAATAATTATTGCCCATAATTTATTAATGTCGTGAATAGTTACAAGATCAAAAATCTTGATGATTTTTTTTACTTCGTATAAATATTTTATTTTTATAATTGCATGTTTCAATCTCAGTTCAACTGCATGTCTTATATTGAAGCAAATTGGATATACAAGTATGTCTACGCTGCCTCTTTCTTCGTTATCTAAAACATGTGCAAGCAGCATATTTGCTGCATCAGAGAATCCCTCAGCGTATTCACGGTAACCGGGACTGCCATTGTCTCCTACACAAGCGTTGGCCCATGAAGGTTCTGCTCCACGGAAAGTGGCATTCCAGTTACTAGGCACCGCCATTTAAGAAATCTCCTCCAGTTATCACTGTCGTTCTTGAAAATTTTTATCTGTGTACAATCGTATCCCATCACGCCCGTAAGCGTGAACTGGGCTTGGCGGCCCGGAAACACAGGCGCAGCAGCCGCGCCATCACTCATGGTCTGCGGCTTTTTGCTTTCTAAAGCATGCCTGCGCGCGCACGGCTACCGTTTTCGGTGGGCCGTGTGGGGACACCCGCAAGGGTGTGCCGGTCCTGTGTCCGGTCCGCCAACCCTGCACGGTCCACCACCTTTGCTTGGCGGCTGAGGTGATGGGTTCAAAACTTGTCGCACAGGAGCCCGTCATGGCTGACAACACCACTGTTCCGTCTTCGGCTGTCGTTTCTGCTCGTCCAGAGCTTTCCATCCACAACGGCATCGTCACCACCACCAGCATTCAAGTCGCACAGTTCTTTGGCAAGCGCCATGACAACGTGCTGCGCGCTATCCGTGTTCTTCTTCGTGAAACAGCGTCCGAGAACCGTCTCCTCAATTTTGAGGAGACCAGCGTAGAGACCAGAATCGAAGGGGCCGCGAACGCGCAAGGTGGATTGCGACAAGACCCCGCATATCGCATGGACCGCGAAGGCTTCATGCTCCTCGCCATGGGTTTCACCGGCAAAGAGGCGCTGCGCTGGAAGCTGGCCTTCATCGCCGCCTTCAACCGCATGGAGGCCGAGCTGCAAAAGCCCGCCTACGACCCCGCCCGCATCCAGCTGGCCCACAGCCTGGCCGCCCAGGCCGCCGCGCAAGTCACCCAGACCGTGTTTGACGCCATCGCCTCTGGCCGCGACAGCGACTGGCGCCGCGTGCGCTACCTGCTCAGCTTCGGCTACGACCACGACGGCCAGCCCACCATTCCCCAGGCGCAGGTGGTGGGGGACGACCAGATGGTCACCTCCCTGAACGCGCTCATCCAGCACATCACCAAGCACGACGTCATCCCCTCCGACGCGCAACTGGCCGCGCTGGTCACCGCCTGCGCCCAGCAACTCTCCGAACGCGCCCAGGTGCGCGAGCTGCGCGCCGCCACCAAAGCCAGCACCGCCACCTCTACCTCCACCGCCGTGGCCGCTCCCATACCACCCCACATCGGGCACGACGGCAAGCCATTGCCCCCTGGCACCTTCCGCGCCGTGTTTGTGTGAGTGCGCCGCACGCAGTTGCGGTTTTGATAGCTGCTAGTGCTTGTCGGGTAAGCGCTAGCGGGTGATTTGGCTTGAAGTTTTGAGCGTGAAAAAGCCCCTGCTGGCGTTGGCTGGCAGGGGCTTTGTGGTCAGCGCAGTGTGCGTTTGGGTGTGCGGTTCATAGGCCGGCAAGGTTTCAGGGGCCTCAATGCGTGCTGTTTTGTGGGTGATGGGCAGTGAAATTTGATGAGGTGCTGAAGCAGGTACTCTAGATGTACTGGGTTGCCTCTGCCATTTTTTTGCAGGCGTGCACGCCAGGTTCTCGTCGATTGTTTGAGGTTGTACAGAACGTAAATCATGTTGGGGTACACGAACAGCGCAACGATGATGCCCACCATGAGCATCAAAAGCGCCTGCACCACGGATTCAGGGCTGATCTGACTGCGGACATAAGCTGTCAGGTCGGGGAAAAAGGTTCCTGCGGCGGCAATTCCAATACCTGCTAGCGTGAGCGCATGCATCAAAAATTGACCCTTGGGCCAAGGAATCGGAAGCAGATCTTTCCAGCGCAGTGGTTGTGGACCATGCTGAAGGCGCAGTTGCATGAGGTCCGAGAGATCCTGGGCAATGTGCAGAAACTGGTTCGCACTTGCACCTGTCAATTTCTCTAGTGTCTGCGTACGGGCTGTTTGCAGGTTCTGAGAAGGGTCCAGAATTCCTGCTAGCGCCTTGTCTTTGTGGTCCTGCACTGCAATCGATGCAGCCCCAGTAAGTCCTAGTGCTAGGCCAATTACCCAGGAGGGTGGTGTGTGTTTGTGGACGAGCAACTGCCACAGAATATGGCCCATGCACACAACCGCAAGTAACCACAGCAGCCATACCCAGCTCCACAGCTTCGGGTAAAGATGCGCACCTTCATAGGCTTTGAAATATTGCTCTGCTATTTCGTAGAACTTGTCCATGTGCCCTCCATCTGTTTTGTGATGTTAACTTTGCTATCAATTTGATTGTTCTTTCCGTTGATGCATAAACGCTAGAAGGCTGCGAACGAATTTTGCGAACCGTTCGCATGGATTGTTCGCAGCACCCCGCCGACCATCGGCGCATGGGTATCTACAGCCACCTCACCAACGAACAGCTCACCACGCGGCGCGACAGTTATCTGGCCGCGCTGGATACGCGCCTGACCGGCCCCACGCAGGCCAGCAGCAGCGCCGAGGGGGCGGGGGCCCGTTCCGTACAGTTCAACGCCGATACCACGCAACTGCGCCAGGCGATTGACGCCATCAACGCCGAACTGCAGCGCCGCGCAGGCGTGCAGCCACGCCGGCCCATCTATCTGGTGTAAGCATGGGCCGCAACGCACGCCACACCCGCCCAGCGCGCCAAGAGCGCCAAAACCGTGCCCCGCAGTCTTTGCTGGCCCAGGGCGGGGCGGCCATGTCTGCGCACCAGGGCGCATCGCACACCGATTTGGCGCTGCGCGACTGGCACCCGCACGGCGGCAGCGCCGATGCGGATTTGCTGCCCGAGCTGTCCACGCTGACCCACCGCGCCCGTGACCTGGCCCGCAATGACGGTCTGATGGCCGGTGGCATTCAAACCCACCGCGACAACGTGGTGGGCGCGGTGCTGCGCCTGTCGGCCGTGCCCGATTACCGCCTGCTGGGCTGGTCGCCAGAAAAAGCCCGTGAATGGGGCAACCACGTAGAGGCGCACTTTCGCAGCTGGGCCGACACCACGGATTGCGACGCGGCCCGCACGCTGGATTTGCTGGGCCTGACGGTGCTGGCCCTGGGTGGCGAGATGGTGAACGGCGATGCCGTGGCCATTCCCCACTGGCTGCCCCGGCCCGACAGCCCCTGGGCCACGCGCCTGAGCGTGATTGAGGCCGACCGGCTGGAGACCCCACCACACCTGGAAGGCATGGCCCGCATCCGCCGTGGGGTGGAGCTGGACCGCCACGGCGCGCCTGTGGCCTACCACTTTCGGGCGGCGCACCCGGGCGATGCGCTGTACCTGCGCGGCGATGAGGCGATGGATTTGAACCGCTGGGAGCGCGTGCCCGCCTTCACCCCGTGGGGCCGCCGCCGAGTGATTCACCTGCACGCCAAGGAGCGCACGGGCCAGACGCGGGGCAAACCCATCGTCAGCGCGGTGATGCGTGAGTTCCACATGGCGGGCAAGTACGCGCAAAACGAGCTGCAGGCCAGCCTGGCCAATTCGCTGGTGGCGGCGTTTTTAGAGTCGGATCTGGACCAGGAATCGGCCTCGGCCCTGTTTGGCGATCAGCCGCGTGATGCCTGGGCCACGTCGGTGCGGCAGGCGCAAAGCATCGGCAAGCTGCAGGGCGCGGCGGTGATCCCGCTGCCCGCAGGGGCCAAGATGAGCAGCTTTACCCCGGGCCGCCCGAATGTGGCGTTTGAGGCCTTCATGCTGGCGGTGGAGCGGCGCATTGCCGCAGGCATGAACCTGCCGTATGAGCTGTTTGCCAAGGATTTCAGCCGCGTCAACTACAGCAGCGCTCGCGCCGCCTTGCTGGAGGCATGGCGCTACTTTCATGGCCGCCGCCGCTGGCTGACCAGCACCTGGCTGCGCCCGATTTATGAGCTGTGGCTGGAAGAGGCGGTGAACGCCGGCGTGATTGAAGCACCCGGTTTTTACGCCAACCGCTATGCCTATACGCGCTGCCGCTTTGTGTTTGGCGGCAAGGGCTGGGTGGACCCGGTCAAAGAGATCACCGCCGCCAAGCTGCGGCTGGAGATTGGTGTCTCCACCCTGGAGCAAGAGTGCGCCGAGCAGGGCCTGGACTGGGAAGAGGTGCTGCACCAGCAGCGCATTGAGGCCCAGCGCCGTGCAGAGCTGGGTCTGCAAGCCCCCGCGCAAGCCACCTGGGTGGCCGGCGCTGACACCGCAGACAAGGCTGACCCGGACGACAGCCAGCCGCCCGCTACACCGCAGCGCAACCGGGGTGCCGAGCAACAGGCGCAGCAAGGGGGCCCAGCATGAGCCAGCGCACCTATCCCCATCTGGCAGACCGCCTGCTGAACACGCCGCTGCTGCTGCACCCGCAGAAACTGGACGCCATCATCGCCGGGCTGGGCCAGCGCCTGCTGGGTGTGGATGGCCTGCACCTGGATGCGGCAGAGCTGACCGCCCGCGCCGTGTTGCCAGCCGAGATGTTCACCACCCGCCGTGGTGAGCGGTCTGACCGCGGCTATCGCGTGGTGGATGGCGTGGCCGTCATCAGCGCCATGGGCGGGCTGGTGCACCGCACCAAGCTGGCGGCCGACAGCAGCTTGCTGATTGGCTATAACGACCTGGCCGCAGACCTGGAAGACGCCCTGGCCAAGGCCGACGTACACGCGATTGCGCTGGTGTTTGACAGCCCCGGCGGCGAGGTGTCTGGCGCGTTTGAGCTGGCCGAGCGCATTTACGCCGCCCGGGGGCACAAGCCCATGGTGGCCGTGGCCGATGGCATGGCTGCCAGCGCTGCCTACCTGGCCGCCAGTGCGGCGGATGAGGTGGTGGTGTCTGCCACGTCGTACGTGGGATCGATTGGCGTGGTGATGCGGCACGTGGACTTCAGCCGTGCGCTGGCCAATGACGGCATCACCGTGTCGCACATCTTTGCTGGCGAACACAAGATCGACGGCAACCCCTACCAGCCCTTGCCCGACGCCGTGCGCAACGCGCTGCAGGCCGACATTGAAGGGCTGTACCAGATGTTTGTGCAGGCCGTGGCGAAACACCGCGGCCTGGACGAGCAGGCCGTGCGCGACACGCGTGCGGGCGTTTACCGGGGCGTGGCCGCAGTGGCTGCGCGTTTGGCCGACCGCATTGGCACTGTCGATGCGGTGGTGGCTGAACTGGCGGCCCGGCGCAACCACGCAGTAGCCGCTGCCGTGGGCATTTCACTCCAACCTTGGGAAACCTCTATGTCTCATGCATCCGCGACTGCAGCGGCCGCAGCTCCTGCTGCGCCTGCTGATGCCACCACCACCACGGCGGCCACCACTGCCGCTGCCGCCCCCACAGCACTTGCCACGGCCAGCCAGGCTGATCTGGACAAGGCCCGCGCCGAAGGCGCCGCCGCCGAGCGTGCCCGTGTGGCCGCCATTACCGGCCACCCCAACGCCGCCTCCAACCCGGGCATCACCCAGCAGTGCATTGCCACGGGGCTGAGTGCCGAGCAGGCCAAGGGCTTTCTGGATGCCGCGCCGGCT